GGTATCGGTGCTTTAGTTGTTGCATTAGGTGTTATTGTTGCTTATTGGGATGACATTAAAGGTGCTATTGATGGAGTTACTACTGCTCAAAAGAAACTTAATGAGGCAGCAGCAGAAAATTTAGCGGTTGAACAGGATAAGTTAAAATCATTAGAAGCGTCCGACAATCTTTTAAAGCTACAAGGTAAAAGTGAAAAAGAAATATTGCAAATAAAGATAGCGCAATTAGATGCCGTTTATGAAGCACAGGAAGCACAATTACTAACTACTATTCAAACTCAAATAGCACAGGTAGAAGCTGAAAAAAGAAATAAAGCTATTTTAAGTGGAATGTTAGAATGGGTTAATAAACCTATGGAGTTAATCTTTTCAGGAATTGATAGAGTAAGCAAAATGCTAGGTTTAAATTTAGAAACTGCTAACGTAATAAAAAAAGCAAATGCAGAAGCTGGTACTAGTGAAGATGCAGAAAAAGAAGCGGCAAGGAAAAAAGAACTAGATGCTACTATACAACAATTAAAAGATTTACAAAGTAAAAGAGCGGGTTATAAAATAGCAATAAAAAAGATTGATGACGATGCTGCAAAGGTTGCTATTGATTCTCAAAAAGAAATAACAGCGGCTAATTTAGCAGCAATTAAAGCAATTGAAGATGCAAAGATAGCAGCAATTAAAGATGAAGAATTAAGAGCGTTTGCACAGGAAGTATTAAATAATGAACGTAGATTAAAAGATATAGCAGCTGGCAAAGAAAGTGAAACATTAAAAAGACAAGAAAGGGAAGCGCAAGCCATTTTATTTGAAAATAATTTAGCTAAAATTAATGCAGACGGAGCGGCTAAAAGAAAGGCAGAAGAGGATAGGATAGCTGCAGAAAAAAAGGCAGCTAACGATAAAGAATTAGCAGATAAAAAAACACTACTTGACCAAATACACGCTCAACAAATAGCACAAGATGAAATTGATGGTGCTGAAATGGTAGCGAAAGCTGAAAAAGAAAAACAAATAGCACAAGCTACTCAAGAAGCTCAATATAAACTTGCAGAAAACGGAGTTACAAGTTTACAAAATTTATCAGATATTTATTTTTTATTTAAAACTCAAAATTTAGAGAAAGGAAGCAAAGCAGAATTAGAAGCTGCCAAAAAACAATTTAATGTAAACAAGGCTTTACAAATTGCATCAGCTACTATTGCAGGAATACAAGGTGTTCAAAATGCTTTAACTGCATCAAGTATATTACCTGAGCCAATGGCAACTGCTTTTAGAATTGCTAATGCAGTAACTGTTGGAATAGCATCGGCTGCTAATATAGCAAAGATAGCAGCGAGTAAATTTGATGCTGGCGGAAGTGGTGCATCAACTCCAACTAGTGCAGCACCATCCGCTCCACCAATTCCCGCTCCGCCAATATCAACTGCAAGTAATAACACAAATCAATCTACTCTATTCGATGAAAGCGGTCAAAATTTAGGTTTTAAACCTAAGCAACAAATAAACGTGACTGCAACCGTTGGAGTGGATGAAATTGCAAATAAAACAAATAGAGTAAGTGTACTTGAACAACAATCAACATTTTAAAAAAACAAAAAACAAATGGAAAATAAACTACCAATTTACTATGCTACGATTAACGAAGATTTATCAGGCTTAGAATTAAAAGAGCAAGGAATACAAAATATAGCTTTAGTGGATTCACCTGCCATGCTTACCGAGTTTTTAGCATTTAGCGAGCAAAAACCTTACGAGTTTAAATTTGCAATACAGGAAGAGCAAAGAATAATTACTGCACCAGTTATTGTTGCGGACTTACCGATATATCGTAAAGTTGATGACAAAGAATTTTATGTAGTGTATAAAAAAGAAACCAATATGCAAATACTACAAAAGTACATGTTAGACGGTAATCAACGTAAAGTTAAACTAACCCACGATACAACCGATTTAAGTAAAGGTGTATTTGTATTTGAAGTATTTATTAGTGATGCTAGTCGTGGCATTAAACAGCCCGAAGCGTTTGATTTACCCGATGGAACTATCTTTTGTAGTATGAAAATTAATAATGATGACATTTGGAAAAGAGTAAAAAGCGGTGAAGTAAAAGGTGTATCATTAGAGGGTTTCTTTGACTTAGAACAAGAGATTGAATTGAGCGAAAACGAAATCGAAGCCATCATAAAAAATATTTTGTAAAAACTAAAAAAAATACTATATTATTATAACGAAACTTAAATTAAATTAAATATGTTATCAAAAGAAACTAAAGATGCTTTAAAATCAGCATTGTTAAAATTAGGAATTGAACTTCCTGCAACTAAAGTAGAAACTGAGGTTGTTAAATTAGAAGATGTTGCGTTAATTGATGGCACTATGCTTTCAGTTGATAAAATGGAAGTTGGTGCAATGGCATCTTTTGTTGGTGCAGACGGAATGTCAATGCCTGCAGAAGGTACTTACGAATTAGCAGACGGAACTAAAATTATGTGCGTTGCTGGTTTAATTACTGAAATTATGCCTAAAGAAGCAGAAGTAGAAATTGAAAGTCAAGCTAAACCATTAGAAGACGAAATGAAAGCTATTTTAAGTCGTTTAGAAGCTTTAGAGAAAGTTTACTCTAGTAAGCAAACTACTTTAGAAGCTGAATTAACTGAAACTAAAAAAGGTTTATCGGTTGCTTTATCTGCTATCGATGCAATGGATAAAAATTCAGTAGCGTTGAATTTAGAAGCAAACACTAAAACAGAAAAAAACTATAACGAACTAACTCCATTAGAATTATTCAAATTGAGAAAACAAAACAAGTTCGTAGGATAAAAAATAATAAATTATAAATTAACAAATAAAAAACAAAAAACAAAATGGCAATATCTTATTCACAATTAGTAACGATAAATGGAGTAGCTGCAGATCCAGTAATCTCTGAAATTATCTTTGAAAATAAAACAATTAGCGAGGGCTTAGTATCTTTTGAAACTGGTATCAAAGCAGGTACTATCTTTACTGAAAATGTAAACACAGTAACTATGCAGAATTGGGCAGTTAACCCATCAGCATCAGGAACTATCGGTATTAATGATGTATTAATCACTCCTGTTAAAGTTGAGTATTTAGATTCATTTACTCCAAATGATTTACGTACTTCACGTTTCAATAGAGATATGAAGCCAGGTGCTTGGAATGATGTATCTGACGAGTTCGCTAAAATGGTTTTAAATGGTGTAGCAAAGTCAATCTCTGCTGACGCTGAAACTAAATTTTGGAATGGTGCTACTTCTGCAACTAAAACGGCTGTTGCTGCTTTAACTGCAGGTACTGCAAATAACCAAGTTGGTTCTTTAGAAAAATTATTAGTTGCTGCAATGCCAACTACATTATTTGATTCAGTTGTTACACGTGCTATCTATAACAATACAGCCGTTGGTGGTCGTATTAAAGTTGTAGGTACTGCTGCAATCACTGCTTCAACTATTGTTGCTCAATACCAATTATTATATGCTGGCATCGTTGCTGAAACTTTAAGTGCTTCTGACGAAAAAGCATACATTTACGCTCCACGTTCACACAAACAATTAATCAATATTGCAAATGTTAATTTAACTTATCGTGATGTATTTAGTGTTGATATGGTTGCTGACAAATATTACTACTTAGGTGTAGAAATTAAATTTGTACCAGTTGCTGAGAACGTATTATTTGTAGCTTTACCAAGTAACATCAAATGGTGTACGGATTTAATGGAAGACTTAAACATGGTAGTTATTGATAAATTCCCTCAACCACGTAAAGATTATTTCTATGATGTAGTGTTCACTATCTTTGCTCACGTTACTAACCAAAGATTCAATACTTTATACGTTTACGCAGCGTAATAAATAAATTAAGGGGTTATTGATTTAACCCCTTTCATTTTTTAACATTATAAAATTATAAAAAGATGCCTTGTCCATTAACTCAAAATTACGTTTTAAAAGACTGCTTAACAACTGCTGGTGTTGAATCATGGTTAGTTACTCCTTTTGCAAACGTATTAACTACAACGCTTACAGCGAATGTAGTAACTGCAATTACTAAAACACTTGCATGGAAAACTTACGCACAGGAAACTGAACAATCAATGTGGTCTTATACAGGAGCGGGAACTAACGCAAATGGTACTAAGGCTTATGACTGGTCTTGTACTATCAAAACAAATGGTTTAAATACTTTAGATCAACAAGAATTAGATACTTTATTAAGCAACAAAGTTGTTTTAATTGCTAAAATGTATAATGGTGAATATTGGATGTTAGGTAGAACTTTCGGTTCAACTGCAATCGATTCAGCGTTTGAATCAGGTACTGCAATGGGTGACTTTCAAGGAAGTACGTTGACTATCAAAGGTCGTTCTAACGTACCTGCTGTAAAAGTTGACTCTGCTATCATAGCAGCTTTATTAACTGTATAATAATTAAATTATTTCACATTAAAGAAAGCAATCTTAATCGGTTGCTTTTTTTTATTTTTGTAAAAGTTTAAAAAAATACTATATTATTATAGTGATATTAATTAATAAAAATACAACTAACAAAGTAATTTTAACGCTTAGCGAAAAAACTACTTTAACGAATACTGTTTATTTATTTGAGGTTACAAATGATATGAGTAATGCAGTAAAATGTTTTATTGCAGCCGATATAAGTGCTAATAAATTACGTTATAATGAATTTGATTTTATAGAAAATGTAACTGAGAATTTATTGAATGGGACTTTCAGTTTAGAACTAAGTGGTTTCTATAAATACAATGTTTATGAGCAGGCAAGCACAACAAACTTAAATCCATTGTTAGCTTTAAATTTAATAGATAAAGGTAAATTAAATGTAGTTTCTCAAATGAGTACATACCCAGTTTACACAGGCAATCAAAATAACACAATAGTATATGGCGGTTAAATTTCAGTATATTGACAATAAGCATATGATGACCTTTAAGGCTTTGCCTAAATTGGTATTTAGCGAAGATACAAAAGGTTATATTAAGTATGGTAAAGATAATATGTACCCTCAAGAGTTGGTGCGTTTATTTAATGAGCATCCTGAACATAGAGCCATTGTTAATCGCAAAGCTAGATACATTTTTGGCAAAGGAATTAAGGCGGTTAATGAAGTTGATACAATTAAAGTAAATACGTTTGTTGACAATTTTAATCGTAAAGAAAGTTTAAATCAATGCGGTAAAAAACTAACTACAAATACTGAATTATTTAATGGTGTTTATGTAGAGGTTATAACTAACTTACAAGGTCAACCGATTGAATTTTATTTTTTGAATTCTGCTAATTGTAGAATATCTGAGTGCGAAACTAAATTATATTTTAGTAAAAATTGGAATAGAAATACACAAAGCAAAGATATAAAAACAATCTATAAATTTGAAAACAACGGAACTGCTGGCACATTCTTTATTGACTTTAAATATTACACAGCAAGCGCAAGTAAATTAGAAAGCGTTTATCCGACTGCGCAATATCAGTCTATTGTAAACGATATTAATACAGATATTGATATAAGTACATTCAATAAGAATTACTGCGCTTCGGGTTTTTCGGTGGGAAAGATAATAAACTTCTTCAATGGAACTCCGACGGATGACATGATTCATTCAATTGAAAGGTCATTTAAAGGAACTTACACAGGTGAGAATGGGGAAAGTTTAATGATTACACATTCGGACCGAGATGATAAAGCCCCCGAAGTAGTGGATGTGTCGGTACAAGATTTATCAGAGAAATTTGCGTTTACTTCAAAGCGTGCTATGAAAAAAATCTTTGCAGGTCATGAAATGGCACCCGAATTATTTAATATAAAATTTGACGAATCTTTTTTAAGTGGTAGCCCCGATTTATTAATCTTACAGGAACTTTTTGTAAAAGGTTATATTGAGCCAAGACAAGCTGACTTATTAGAATTTATATCTTATTTATCATTCTTAAAGACTGGTGAATATTTAGAAATGATGTTTGAGCCGATTAGTTTAATTGGTGCGGATTTAAGCAACGACCAAGATTTAACGCAAGACGAACGTAGAAAATTAAAAGGATATGAGCCACTGGTGGCTATCCCTACCGATATAAACGGACAGCCTTTGCCTATTACTGCAACAATAACAAACGATAATTTAACAGGTTTAAGTGCTGCGGATAATGCCGATATGTACCGAATTGTAAGAGATTACACTAAAGGTAAAATAAATGAGCATTTAGCAGTAACTAGATTAACTGCTTATGGCATTGACGAAACGCAAGCTAAAAAAATATTAGGTATTGAGGTTAGAATGTCAAATGATAACGATCCAATATTAATGGCATTAATGAGTTGTGGACGTATTGAAGATAAATCAACTTATACTATTTTAAAAAGAGAAAAAGTTAATTTTAAAAGTTCAGTGGATGCTTTAAAGTACGAAAGGCAAATAATGAAGTTTGCCGATGCTTTAATCATAACTGTACAAGAGTTAGACAATGCTGTTTTAAATGCTTTAAAAGGCAATCCTAGTATGTCTATTGATGAAATTGCAAAGATTACTCAAACGGATGCTTTAAAAATTGAGCAGTCAATAGCTAGGTTAATTGATAAAGAATTATTAACCGATTCGGTTAGTGGTTTTAAACCAACTGAAAAAGCATTAGAAAAAAAAACTGAACCAATAGAAAGTGACGAAATTTATACAGTTTATAAATACGAAATTAATGACGATAAGCCAAAATTAGATAAAAATGGTAGACCTATTAAATCTCGTACTTTTTGTGTTAAGATGTTAGCTAAAAAACATGAATATGATTTTGAAGAGTTAGATAGAATGACAAATGATTTAGGAACTAATGTTTGGGATTATCGTGGTGGATATTATACTAATTCAAACACAGGAATAACTGATCCCGACTGTAGACATTTATGGATGGCAGAAACTCGATTAAGAAAAAAAGAAAAGAAAAAATAAACAATGGCTGACGTTTTATTCATACAGGAAGACTACTTTAAAAAACTCGCAGGAGTTGATGGCAACGTAGATTGGAAAAAATTAGAAAGCACTATTATTATGGTGCAGGATATTTATATACAAAAAATATTAGGCACTCAATTATATAACGATTTAAAAACTAAAATAATTGCTAATCCTACTTTGTCAAGTTACCCAAATGAGAAAGCACTTATAAATGATTATATTGCAAAGGCTTTATGTTGGTATGTAAAAATGGAAGCATCACCAGACTTTAAATTTGCGTACCAAAATAAAGGCATACAAGTAAAGTCAAGTGACAATTCAAGTTCTGCAGATATTAGTGATGTTAAATTCTTAATGGATAAATGGCGCATTCATGCAGAAAGATACGCTCAATTAGTTACTGATTACTTAATTGAAAATACAACTACCTTTCCAAAATATTTAGAGACAAGTAACACTGGCATGAATCCAACTGTACGCAATTACACTAACGGAGTTGCAATGCGAGGTGACTTAGATTTTGGTAATGAAGAGTTTAATCGTTTTAACTATTGGAGAAGACACGAAGAATAAATGCTAACACTTAATCAAGACATAGAATTATTTAAAAACTTTGCTTTAAAACACAAAGGCATAAACTCATTTTATTTTGGGGATGAATCGGAAGCGGACACGAATGTTGAAATCGTTTACCCTTTTATGAATGTTATTTTACAAGGTAGTAGCATTACCGAAAGTGTTGTTAGTCGCAAGTATATGATTGTGATTAGTGATTTAGTAAACAAGGATATAAGCAACGTAAATCAAGTATTAAGTGATGTTGAGCGTTTGTGTTATGATGTACCTAACTATTTAAGACA